GGAACCTTTGTGTCTGGATATGCGAGATAGTTGATAGATGAGTTGGAGCTTTAATCTTCTTTCTGGAGTTTCTTGTGGGTTGGAACGAAAATCCTTTTCTATTACTTTGCGGTCAATTATCAGGCGATGAGAGTTCATAACAGGTTCTAATGTGTCGATTATTCTCAGTTCTTTAGTCTTATTATTTCTAACATCTTCAACTTGGCATGGGTGGAATCGCATGAGGAAGGGTTTTAACAGTTCAGCGAACATACCACCACCGAAGTTTTGTTCAACGAGTATTTGATTTATTTTATTATCCCTAGCGATCTTACTAATCTTCTCCAGAACGGCATCTGAGTAGCCTCCAGACAGTCCTAAACACTCTGTGACGTATAAATTACCATTAAGCATCTTAACGCAGCTTATAGCGGTTTGATCTTTACCCTTACCAGAAGGGTCGACGAACATAACTGACCCTGTATATTCGATGAAGTCACCAAATTCTTGAGCAGGTCGGTAGAATCTGTCACCATTAAAGCCTACACATTGAAGATCTTGGATAACATATTCAGGATTATTAGACCAGATGATTTTTTCTGGAGCAAATTCTTTATTTACAGAAGCAATTACTAAGTCGTTTATTTTTAGAGGGTATCTATCTTGGTCTGAGAGAGTGGTATCTAGTTGGAATTGTAGATTAAAGCCAGAACGACCATAGGAAGCTTCACGTTCCATTAGATCTTGTGCAGAGAACCTTATAGGGTCAACAGGATCTTTAGGTTGTGCAAGACCTTCTGTGAGTTGTTGTTGGATTTTAGGAGCAAGTCTATCTCCATAGTTGTTTTTTAGTTCTGGATATCTAGCAGTCCATATTCTTGTTTCATATCCTCTTTCTTCTAGGGTTAGATATACAGAGTTTTCTACTTGTGGTGTACCAAGAAAGGTAATTCTTCCATTTGGTTTAAGGATAGCTTCAAATTCTTTAACAGCTTCACTAAGTTTGTCTCTCATGGGCTGTGTGTAGGAGTTGTTAGGAACTTCTACGTCATCTGCGATTACTTCATCTGCTCTAGCTCCTGACATTTGTCCTAATACACCCCTAGAAGAGCATGAAGGGGCATGATCAGCTTGTGCAGGTTTTACATCAAAACTTACTTTACTGTTTCTCTGGTCATCTCTGGGGATTAAATCAGCAAGTATTGGCATCTCATTGATAAGACGCATAGTAAAGGTCGTAAAGTTATCGGCTCTATCTTTACTGGCAGATACGACCAAGAACTTTAGCTGTGGATTCATACGAAGTCTCCACACTACATAGGTAGATGTAATCCAACTCTTACCTACACCACGAAATCCTTGTATGATTTTACGTCTAGCACCATATTGCAGATATTCAGCTATGTCTAACTGAACAGGTGTAGGATCTGGTAGATTTAGATGTCTCCAAGTAACGATTAAAAAATATCTAAAGTCCTGTAGTTTTTTAGGAAGTGGCTTCATAAAGGTCTTTTACCCTCTGCAAAGGAATAGCAGCACATTGAGGTACGACACTATTACCTAATGATCTAAGTCTGTCCACCCGACTTCGTAGCCCATCATCTCCTCTACAAAGGCTGGGTTCAGAAACATATCTTCTCCAGTCTGGGTCGAGAGTTCTCCTCTCCTTGCTATTGAGGAAAGCATCTGTCCAGATTGGTGATTCCATTCTTTTGCTGTCGCTTTGTGTTCTAAAGCTGTCGGGGTTGGAAGAACTAAATGTATTTTTCTTCCCAATGTGTCTTGTCTCTTGCAGTTCTTTGTTGAATTGTAACAGCCGTCTTTGTAATCTCTTGCTGTTGGGGTTGGAAGTAGAGCTGCTAAAAGTGGTGTTCCTCCTTGTTTGAATTTCACTCTCTGTTCTACTGCTTTGCTTGCTATTGGGGTAGGCAACGAGCCAAAATCTACTTCTCTGATGACAGGCTCCCAAAGAACTTGCTGAAATAACTGACCACTCTGCATCATACCCTGCTTCGGAAAGTTCCCTGAGTACAATGTCCAACCCTCTATTAAGGATCGCTGCCACGTTCTCCAAGACAACGTATTGTGGTCGTACCATGCGTATGACTCGCATGAGTTCGTAAAACAAACCTGATCTGGTTTCTTTGGTAATACCTTTTTGAAGACCTGCAACTGATATGTCTTGGCAGGGGAATCCTCCTGTGATGACTTGATATTCTCCAGGTTTAGCTGTAAAGGTTCTGATGTCATCATGGATAGGAATGTGTGGCCAGTGTTTTTTGAGGACTTTTTGACAGAAAGGGTCAATTTCTATAAATTGTGTGGTTTCAAAACCGCCTATAAGTTTTTCAGCAGCATAACTGAAACCACCAATACCTGCAAAGGTATCTAAAATTTTCATAAATCAGATAAAGGTACAGCATCTAGGTCTGGTAAGTTTTCCATAAGTTCTTGCATTGGGTTCTTTTCTACAGGTAAGCACTCAACACCATTATCTTTTAGAAATTGTCTAGCTACATTAAGATCCCCTGCCTTTGCTTCTCCACTTTTTATCTTCTCAAGCAATTCTTTTGCTAAACATTCGTGTAAAGTCTCTAACATTTTAAAGCTTTTATCCATGATTAGTCTTGTTTTAAATTAATATACTTAGTTTTAAGGGGTATTGCCAAATAAAACATACTTAAGTTTACCTAGAAAACCTAATTTATTATGCTTTGTATAGCGTTTTAGCTTAGATTCTGCTTGGATTAGCTTAGATTCTGTATCAGAAATCCTCATAAGTGCAGCCATAATCAGCATATCTTGTAATCTAACGTGTTTAACAAGGTCACAACAGTAGTCTTTAACAACAAAGTTAGGTAATTCTCTGACCTCCCTACATTTTATTTCTATTTCTAATTCAACTTCAGGTGGTGGATTACCCATAAGAACATTAAAAAATTCTTTGTGGTTCATATTAGTTTAGTTTAGGAAATAATTTCTGCTCTAATAAATCAACTGCACGATCATCTAGGTTATTTGAGGTCTGTTGGCATATGACACGCAACAGATCTATTATTAATCTCTTGCATCCTGTCGTAGTAAGGAAACGTAATAGTATAGGCTTTAGTATTTTGTACATAGTTTGTTGGTTTTTCCAAACATAGCACACGTTATTGTATCTTGCCTTCTATTCTGCTAACTGCTTGCGACAACTTGTTTAATCTAAAATATATATCACGAATATCACGTTCTCTTCGGTTACTTATATTGGATAAGATCATAACAAGTGCTGTAGCTGCTGCTCCTATTAACGCTGCGTAAACCTCTGGCATTGCTTTAATTCCTAATTATGCTTAGTATGACTAATAAAACTTAATTATGGCAGAAAAAACAGTCGAAAAGAAAAAAGAAATAGAAGATGACAAACCTGACTATCAGGAGAAAATTACCTTTTTAGTTTCTACTGTGGCCCAAGCATTTATTTTGACATGGTGCTTGCTAGTCTTGTCTCTTGGATATATAAAACTTCCTAATAACTTGTTTGGTATGGATATTCCAGATCAACCGAGAGTGGATAGTACATTCGCAGCAGGGCTTCTTGGAAACATTCTTGGTGGTTTAGGCATTAGTGTTAACGCTGCACAAGGAGCCAAGAAGAAAAAGAAAGAAGGAGAAAATGGTGCTATTGGTAACTCCAATGGTGGCTATCAAACCATCATAATAAAACAACCAATAGAATTAATTACAAACAAACCTGATGTTATTAGAGTCGATCCCATTACAGGGAAAGATATAAAGAACAATGGAAAATTAGACAAATGAAAAAACTACTTCCTTTTCTATTTCTCATATCAGCACCAGCTTACGCTGATATAACTCAGAAGTTCACGACATCTGCACAGATTACTGTAGATATGCCGTACTCTGTTACCAATAAACTTGGTACGACTTATTCAATAACAGGTACAAACATCACTCCTAGCGTGACATCAGGAGGGTCTACAACCTCTGGTGCTATTGGTGGCTTAAATGTAGGCAGCCTGACAGCAGGTGTTCCAGCAATGATACAAACTGATAAGGCAGTTACCACAGCAGGGTCTAGTTTTGCTCTAACGGAATCGGTAACTATGGGAGATGCGACACCATCAGCAGTTACTCCATCATCAGGGATAGCAGCACTACCACACTTAGGAGGTCAGACAACAATAGGTAGTGGAGGTACTCTCGGATCAGGTGCAATGACCTCTTTATCTTCAGGGGTTCATACTTGTAGTGGTGCATTTGGATCTGGTTCTAGCTGTGTTGGGTCAACCACAGTTACTATTACCATTGACTAAATTTTGGCTGC